ATGGCGGGGACGACAAGCATGACCGGCGTGGATGGCGGGATCGCGAGGGGTTGGCGGCTGCGTGTCCCGCGGCCCTGGGTCACGGCCTGGTCCGGGGGCGCGCTGCTCGCGGCGGGGGCCGGGTTTTCGGCCTGGCTGCTGGCGCCGGCCTGGCTTGAGCTGGCGGTCCCGTTCGCGCTGGCAGCAGGCGTCGCGGCGGCGGGCGCGGGGCTGGCGTCGGCGGTGCTGGCGCAGAGGAGCTGGCGGCGCCGGGCCACGCCGGCGGCCTCAGCAGATGCGGCGCCCTCCAACCCGGCCGACGCGCCGGCCGCGTCCCGCGGCGAGCTGACGCAGGTATTCAGCCAAGCGGACATCGCCGAGCGGCTTGAGCGGTCGATCGAGCAGGCGCGGGGGTCGGGCGGGTGTGCGTTGCTGCACTTGGACCTCGATGGGTTCCAGCAGGTGCGGGAGGCCCGCGGCCCAGCAGTCGGCGACCTGCTGCTGATCGAGGCGGCACAGCGGCTGCGGGCCGGGCTACGCGGGACGGACGCGGTGGGGCGCGTGGGGGAAAGTGCTTTTGCGGTGGTGCTGTCCGGCATCGGCGGGGCAGAGCAGGCCCGGCGCTCGGCCCTGCGCCTCGCCGCGGCGGTGCGGGAGCCGTATGTGATCGTGGGCGTGACCAGCCGGATCGACGTGTCGGCCGGCGTGGCGCTGTTCCCGGCGGACGGAGACGATGCGGCGGCGCTGCTGCGCCAGGCGCGCGGCGCGCTGGACGGGGCGCGGACGGGCGGGCGCGGCACGGTTGCCCTGTGCCTATCGCCCACGGCGGCGGAGGATGCGCGGCGGATGGAGGGGGAGCTGCAGCACGCGCTGGAGCTGGAACAGTTCGAGATGGCCTATCAGCCGGTGTTCGGCGCGCGAAGCGGCGTGCCGGTGGCGTACGAGGCGCAGGTCGCCTGGCGGCACCCGGCGCGCGGGCTGGTGCCCGCTTCGGTGTTCATGCCGCTGTGCGAGCGGTCCGGGATGATCGAGAAGCTCGGCCGTTGGACGCTGCACGCCGCCTGCACGGAGGCGGCGACCTGGGCGGTGCCGGTGCGGCTGTCGATCAACATCGAGGGCGCGCAGTTCCGCCGCGGCGATTTGGAGCACTTGGTGCTGGAGACGCTGCACCGGTCGGGCCTGGCGGCGGATCGCCTGGACCTGGAAGTAACAGAGGCGGTGCTGCTGGAGCATTCGCAGCAGGTGCTGGCCGCGATGCTGCCGCTGCGGACGCTCGGGGTGCGGCTGGTGGTGGACGATTTCTGCCAGGCGGCGGCGCTGCAGCGTTTCCGCGACTCGGCGGTGCAGCAGGTCAAGCTCGGCCGCGACGCCGTGCAGTCGATGCTCACCGACCCCGGCGCCATGGCCGTGGTGCGCTCGGTGCTGGGCATGGCGGCGGAGATGGGGATCGAGGCGGCAGCGGAGGGCGTGGAGGAGCCGGCGCAACGCGACATGCTGGCGCATCTGGGGTGCGGGCCGATGCAGGGCGGGCTGCTGGGTCCGCCGCAGTCGCCGGAGCGGACACGGCAGTACTTGTGGCAGGCGACGCGGCGGATCGAGGGGGGGGCGGTGCTGATCGGGGCGGGGTAGCGCAAGGGCAATCAGGGCCAAGCAAATACTTGTCGGCTTGCTCCATCCTCTCTAACCAATCCGTTACGGGAACTTCTGCAATGCCTGCTACTACACCCCGTCCAGTTTGGAAGTCGTAATTCCGTCCCCTTGACCGGCGGCACCGCTTGGCGAGGCCGGTTCCTGCCCGGGAACGCTCAGGACCACAGGTTTCAAACTGGACGGGGTTTAATCCACCAATATCTAGCGGAACCGGTGCGGGAGGCCGGCCTGCTTCATGATTCCGTTCGCGGTATGGCGGGACCGGATCTTGCCGTCGACCGGAAACTTCGTCCCGCTATGCGGGCTGAACCATATCTCATGGTCGCTGGCGCCCTGACGGAAGAGCCGGCGCCCTGACGGAAGAAGTGGCATCCGCCTTTTTGAAGCTGCTCTTTGACCAGCCTGGTCCAGTCAGCCATGTGCCCGCAGGCGAACTTTCGTGACCTGCTCGGACATCAACACCAGGGGGATTTCGTCCGGGTAGGCTTCATCGCCATCGGCGACCGTCAAGCTGCCATTGAGCTCAAGCAATTCCGGAATCAGGACCTTCAACTTGGCCTGCAACTCCTGGAGAGTGGCTGCCTCGGTGACCAAGCCTGGCACATCGCTGCTCGTTGCCACAAAGACATCGGCGTCTGCATCCCAAATTGCTCGGACGAGGATGGTTCCTCTGATCACATCAATTCCCTTTCGACTGCTGGCCCGCACCATACGCGACAGCTAAACAATTTAGCATCACTATCGCTATGTCGCGCAGGTCCCCCTACTCCGCCCCTCGCTGCGCCAGCCGCGCGTCCTTGCGCGCCGACCCGGCGCTGCTGCCGACCCAATAGCCGACCACGTTGGTCGCCATCGCGGCCAGCGTGCCGAGCAGCACGTTCAGCACCGCGTACAGCCCCTCCTGCACCGCGAACTCAGCCTGCGCGGTCCAGGTCGCCGGGTCATCCGCATCCGCCAGCAGCATCAGGCTGCAAGACTGCCCGCGCAGCGCATACATCCCGGCCCTCGGCAGCCCGTCCTGCCCAACCAGCGTCTGCGCCGAAACGCCCACCGCCCCGTCCGACCCGTTCAGCAGCATCTGCCCGGAGATGTACAGCGGCGCCGTCCCCGTCGCCTGCCCAAGGCTCGCCACGCAAAGCTGGCTCGGCCCACGCAGCGCCCCGATCCCCTGGTTCACCGCGTTGACCAGGTTCTGCCAGAACGCCTGCGGGTTCGGCGCCGCCAGGTTATCGAAACTCTCCGCCGCCTGCCCGGCAATCCCGAGCGTCAGCCGCAGCGTCCCCACCGCCGACCCAGCCCCCAGCGTGATCCCCACCGCATTCCGCAGCGACCCGGCATACCGCGCCGTCAGCAGCACCGGATAAGCCCCGTTCGCGTAGGCGACGGCATAGCTCGCCGCCATCTCCGACCCATCCGTGACCCGCACGCAGCGGAAAGACTGCGCCCCCTGCTGCACCGCCGTCGCCACCTGCGTCCCCATGTCGAACCGCCGCGCCTGAATCGGCCCGAACGCCCGCGCATAGTCCGCCATGGTGGACACGATCACCGGCTGGTTCACCGGCCCCCACGCCGCCGACCCCACCGCGCCGATGACGTTCGTCGGCACCCCGTTCAGCACCAGGTTCTGCGGCGGCACCACCTGCACATACAGATCCGGCACCACCAGCGCCGTCGTGTTCAGAGTCCCCGCTTGTACGATTGGCATGGATCAGTCCTCCTTCGGCGCTTGCAGGCGCACGACATGGCTGGCGTGCTCCGACGCCAGCACGCGCTCGATTTCGGCCTCGTCGCGCACCACGTCGCCAATCCGGTACGGCCCGAACGACCGCACCACGACCAAATAGATCATGATTGAACTCCTATTTCATAGAACAGGCTTTGACGTCAAAACTACACGACGGTCGCAACCCCGTCCGCCCAAGCAACGCCGAACAACATAGACGGCAACGTGCTATCCACGACCGTCGGATACTCAACGCCATACAGCAAATCTCGCCGCCAAACCCCCGCGACCGAACCCGCGTCCAGCACCGACCCGCCCGAAAGCCGCAGCCAGCAGCCCCAGCCCCCGACATCGAGGAACTGGATCGCCGCAAGCGCCCCGTCCACGCATCCCGCCACCCGGTCCCGCGACGCCGGGTCAGGGCACCAAGCCGTCACCCGGAACCCGGCCCGTTGCCGCCGCAGCTCCGTGCCGCCCACGCCGTCCGCCACCCGCGCCACGATCCCGAGGCCCCCCGGCAGCAGGATGCCGTCGCCGTGCAATTCCGCCGGGCGCACGGTGCGGATCAGCGCCGCAAGCACGGCCGCAATCACCCCCGGCGTGTCACCCTGGCGCACGCGGTAGGCGTGGGGCACGCCATCGACCCGGACGCCCGCGACCTGCCCAGGCGCCGGGTCGCCCGCGAACGTCACCGTCTCGCCCGCAACGGTCGCCGTGAGCGTCACCGGCGGCGCGGCCCCCTGCCACTCGCCGAGAAACCGCGTCATGTCCCGGAACCCCGCCGGCATGGACTGCACCGTGACGTGCGCGATGCCGGCCGCGAGATCCGCCTCCAGCGCCGCCGCCGTAGGCCAGCCGCGATACACCCGGCAGGCCAGGCCCGGCGCCGGCGCCCCCTCCGCCCCCTTGGGATACACCGCACCGGCCACGGCCGCCGCCAGCGCCGCCTCCACGTCCGAAAGGTCCGGCACCGCTCACGCCCCCACTTGCCGCATCGAGACGCGCCAGCCCAGCTCGGTCAGCGCCGCCGTGCCCACGACGAAGCGCCCCCCCGTGTCGTCCGTCACCACGTCCGACCGGTGCAGCGCCGGCGCCCCCAGCGGCAGCAGCAAGGAGAAATCCCCCAAGCCGCCATCCCCCGGCAGTCCGCCGGGCCGCCCGCCGCCCCCCGGCAGCAGCTGCCCCGGCCAGCCCGACAGCACCGGCCGCATCCGCGACGCCACCACCCCGCCGTAAGCGGCAAGGCCCACCTCCCCCGGCCCCGTCTCCCTAGACCCCCGCACCACCGCGTTGCTCAGCACGCAAAGCGGCCGGTCCAAGGCCGGCAGCAGCGCCACGAACAGCACCCCCCGCGCTCCCCGCAGCAGGTCGCCTACCTGCAAGTACGCGCTGTCAAAGATGCCCCGCTGCGCCCGCTCATAGCCCGCGGGCCGGCGGTAGCCGGGGTTGCCCCCGTCAAACGCCGCCGGCAGCCGCAGGAAACGCAGCTCCGGCCGCAGCGGGTCAACCGCCCCCCGCGGCCGGTAAGCGTCGTACGGCGTGCCGAACACCCGGGCCGCCACCCCCATCCCCCGGCTCACCCGGTCGGAAAGCGTGCTTGCGTCCATCTTCCCCTCACACCACCAGAACCACGGACGCCCCGCCCGAGAGGGTCGCCCCCGGCGGCACCCCCAGGAACCCGCACAGCCGCCGCCGCCACTGGTCGAACAGCCGCTCGCGGTCCTGCAGTTCCCGGGGATTGCGCACCCACCCGGCGGCGGAGGCCGTGTCCAGCCCCGCCCCGGTGTCCGGGATCGCCTGCTCCAGCCCAACGAGCGTCGTGAGATAGGTGCGCAGCACCGCCTCCTCCGACGCCGTCAGATTGCCCAGCCGGTACTCGACGGTCCCCGCAGCCTGCACGAACCACCAGCTCATGGCGCCCGACAGGTCCGCCCCATGCGCGGGGTAGCCGAGGAACCGCCGCGCGTCCGTCCTCTCCCGCTCGCTCAGCATGGGTGGGCCTCCCTACCCGACATGCTCTACCATCACCGCCCGCTTGTAGGCGGCGTTGGTCGCCGTCGGCACGACGCTCGGGTTGGTCAGCGTGTCGGACGGCGCGCAGAAGCCGCCGATCCAATACCAGCTCTGCGCGATGATCTGCTGCAGCCGGTCCAGCGGCTCGCGCGTCACCATGGCGATCCCGTCCACCAGGCTGATGATGCTGTCCGCCGGCGCCACGTCCTGCGCCGCCATGCCGGCGAAGTCCCCCTCGATCAGCGCCCCCTGCCCCACGATGATCGGACGCCGGATCACAGCGCCCGCCAGCGTCGGGTGCGGCTGCACATACGCCTCCGTCGTCGGAATGAAGCGCAGCCCCAGGAAGTTGTTCACCATGCCCGAAGCGAACACCTGGTTGGCGCTCGTCGCCCCCTGGAACAACTGCCGGAAATCCGGGTCCGCGAACAACTGCCGCGCGCTCACCGCATCCAGGTAGCAGTTGTACGACCCGGCAATATCCGGCACCGCGTTGAGCCGCAGCTTGCTCACCGCATCCAGCAGCACGCCGATCGTCAGCTCGTCCGTGGCGGCAAGCGCCGCCGCCGTGCTGCGCCCGTTGGGCCGCGCGATGACGCTGGCGTTGGCCGCCTGCACCGCGTTGCCCAGCGCCCCGTCCGACACGCTCACGTTGGTGGAGCAGGTGATCGTCCCCGACACGCCCCCCGGCGTCGTCGAGCTGTTCGTCGCGTCCGCCGCCGTGCCCACCACCGTGTACACGCCCGACCCGATGGTCACGGTGAGGCTCGTCGTCGCCCCCACCGGCCCCTGCACCCCGTTCACGAACGCCGTCGTGAAGCCGCGCAGGTCATCCACCGCCACCGTCGGCCCCGCCGACGACAGCGCCACCCGAACCCGCGTGTTCCCCCCGAAATACGGCGCGAACAACGCATTCCGCGCCAGCTCATCAAGGCTCCGCGCCGCCTGCTCCCCGTTGATCGCCGCGTTCTGCAGGAACTGGCTGCTGATCCCCACCCGCGACGTCACCATGTTCAGGTCCGTCGTCGCCGCGTAATGGTTGATGGTGATGGTGAACTGCTCCACCCCCCAGCCCTGCGGCGTCAACCCGTTGTCGAAGTTGGTGTTGGTCGCTGGCGGCAGCGGCGTGGTGACGCTCGGCTTCAGCCCGGCCCGCGTCTTGGTCAGCGTCTCGCCGATCCCCACCGCAAACTCCTGCCGGTCCGCGCAGGCCCGGTAGCCGAGCCGGGAGCGCATCGCCTGCAGGAACTCCCGCTCCAGGAAGCCCTGCTGGATGATCGGCTGCAGGATCGCCGGAAAGTTCTGGATGCCCATGGATGTTGCCCTTGTGCCAACAGAGAAAGCCCGCCGCGGCGGATGCCGGGCGGGTTGGAAAGTCACAGGTGATGTCGTTACTCAGCCGCGCCGCGCGGGCACCGCCATCCTAGGAAAGAGTCATCGAATTCCTGGGGCGCCCATGCAAGCCTTTTTTCTTATTTCAGCAAATTTTCTTATGCGCGCCGCGAAGCAAGGCTGCTGGTGTCATAGCAACGCCCAATCGGTGCCTCGAAGCCAATGGCCTCAAGGCGCACCACGCTCTCCGCATGGAGCAGCAGCGGCGTGGCGGGCCAGCCGCCATCGGGATTGCGGCGCAGCAGCTCCCCCGATACCGACAGGCTCGACAGCAGCAAGATCTCCGAAACGCTCGGAATGGTCGTGTACGCCCAGACATTGCGCCGCGTCGCCGCCTGGTTGCCCGGCGACAGCACCTCGATCAGCACGACGGGATCGGGGATCGTCCTGCCCCCCGTGGCTGGCGTGCAGGTAATCCCGATGTCCGGGACGCGCTCGTTGTGGGCCGCGTCGGCGCGCGGGATAACGCCCGGCGTCACGACAACGCGGCAGGGCGACCCCGTGTCGATCAGATGCCGGGTCACGAGGTAGCAAACCATGTTTTGGATGCTGCCGTGGTCGTCGCCTGGCGGGGCCATGCAGACCGGCTCGCCGTCGATCAGTTGCCAACGCCGGTCGCGCAGGGCTTCGGGCGGATGCCAAGCCTCAAACTCGGCAACCGTCATCAAAGGCGGCAGGCGCATCGCGGTGCTCATGGGCACACCATGCCGGATTTGCGGGCCGAACGGCAATGCACCATGGCCCGCCCCCTACCGCCGCCGCAGCAGCTCCGCCCGCGCCGCCCGCCACTCGTCCTCCGACATCTCCATCGCCGTCTTCGCCTTGGGCGCCGCCGCCACCGGCGCGCGCCCGGCGCTGCTGCTGCTGCCCCCTCCGCGCCCGAACAGCCAAGGCTTCGCCTCCCGCATCCGCGCAACCAAATCCGCCGCGCCCTCGACCCCATCCGGCCCCAGCACCAGGCCCGACGCATCGATCAGCCGCACCCCGTCAAGGTCCACCATCCCCGCTCGCACGGCTTCGGTCCGCAGCTCCGCCTGCACTACCCGCGCCCGCAGCGCCGCAACCTCCGCCGCCACATCCTCAGCCACGTCCACCCCGTCCATTTGCTCGCTCATGCCGCATCTCCCATCTCTTGATCCACCCGGGCCTGCTCGCCCGCCACGTCCAACAAGCCCCAATCCGCCGCCAGCAGCCGCCGCGCCGTCTCCCGGCTCAACTGCCCGGCCTGAACCAGCGCCATCAGCGTCGTCGCGTCCCGCGCCCGGTCCTCGCTGGTCACGGGATACCAGGGCGGCCACGACAGCCGCAGCTCCGCCGCCGCATCCAGCGGCCCCACCGCCCGCCCCCCAGCGGTCAGCGGGTATACCTCCCCGGCCCGCAGCATCATCCGGCACAGCTGCAGAACCGCCTCGCCGTAAGACACCCGCAGGCTATCCGCGAGCCACACCAGCCCCTGGTTCATCAGCTCCAGCGCCCGCCCGGACTGCGGCGCGCTGATCCGGCTCGCATCCGCCCGGTTGCCGTGCATCCCCTCCAGCGCCAGCTCCCGCAGCACCCGCACGTAGTCGAGCACCGCCGCCGCCGCCGTGCCGCCGATCTCCAGCAACCGCGCGTCGCCCTTCTCGCTCACCACCAGCGCGTTGCCGGCCCCGCGGATCAACTCGCCCTCGATCCCCGCCGGCTCCTTGATCAGCAGCGTCGGGTCAGACGAATACTTCAACCCCCGCCCGGCCTGGCTGAGCTGGTAATCAATCTCGATCCCGGTCTCGACGGCGGCGCGGAACGTGCAAGCCCCATCCGGCGCCTCGCCGCCCGGCAGGTTCCGCACCCAAACGAGCGGCACGAAACCGAGGCCATGCCGCACGCTGCGCCGCCGGTCCACCGCCGGCTCACCCGGCGCCCCCACAGGCTGCGGCACAAACCAGGTCTCATAGGCCGCATCCCAGCGCCGCTGGAACCAGTACGTCGCCCCAGGGTCCGAAACCTCGAACCCCGCCGCCTGCAGCTCCGCCCCAGGCACCTTATACCGCTCCGTGACCGAGGCCAGCGTGTCCGGCGCCTCCGCCTCCCAAGCCGGCGTCAGCCAAACCGTGTCCAGCACGTCCAGGAACACCCGCCCCCGCAAGATCCGCAGCAGCACGCAGGCCGAGCCGATGCTGCCGCGGATCGCCGCCTCCGTCATCACCTGGTTCAGCCGGCAATCCCGCACCAACGCCGCCAGCGCATCCCGCACCGCCGGGTCCGGACTGGCCACCGTCGGCATGTGCCCGTCGCTGAACAGCAGCGCCACGCTGTCCTCCACGACAACCCGGCACAGCGCATACCGCACGCTCGGCCGCCGCCTCCGCAACGGCACGTACTCGCCGCCGCCCGACCGCTCCTCATGGAACTCGTGCGGCAGCACGTCATACAGCGTGCCGTCCAGCACCCGCCGCATCACCTGCAGCCGCCGGGCACGGGGCGAAGCGTCGGGGTCGGCTGGAATCAGGTCGCAAATCGTCTGGAACATGCCACCGCCCTTGAAATTTCCGGATCGGACAGCCCAGCCCGCGTGCGCGCAAACGGCCATCCTATGCCGAATTGATGGATTTCTTGGGGCGGCAATGCAAAGAGTTTTTTCTTAAATAGGAAAGAAAATATTGCTGATCGACTCACGGCCCGCGCCGTTCAGGATTTTGCACAGCCCAACCCTAAGCCGCACACCGGTCCCCAACGCAGGCCGACACCACCCAGCCCCGCATCCGCAACAGCGCCACCACCCCGTTCACGCCTATCAGGTGCGCCGCCCCTGGCCCAGCAGGCTATGGCGCTCCGCACTGCCCGGCGGCAGCCCGGTCGCCGCAACCTCTTGCCGCGTCGCCGGGTCCAGCCGCCCGGGTCGCCGCTTGCTGGTTCCACTGCTCCGACAGATCGACGTATAAGTGACCGTTTAACAACTCTGCTATGCCGGCTACCCGACGCGGTTTGACGCGGTTTTCTGCACCTCCGGTGCTCACGGGCAGACGCCTGCTCCGCTCAAAAACCACGCCGGATCGGCAGTCGGCGCAAGAACGCTGACCACCTCCGGCTCGGCCTAGCGAATTCTTAAACAGGCACCAACCGGGCCATGACGCGCGCGCTCAGCGCGTCGAGGCCTGGTCCGACAACAACCTCCGACGTCACCAGCAGGAACGCGCCGCCGCACATGGCCTCGGCGCGCTCGCACTCCGGCGCGGCACGCGCCGCCACTTCCGCGGCACCGATCCCGAACGCCCGCCGGCACAGCAGGTCGTCGAAGAAGCACACCGGCCAAATCCGGTACACGCTGTCCCGGCCGTTGATGTTGCGGCCTGTCTTCTGGGATTGCACGCGCGTGATGTCGAAATCGTCCAGCATCACGGCGTCGTCGGTATGCGCGGCTGCGCGGTATGGCCTGAAGATGTCGATCAGCCGCGGCAGGGTGGCCGAGCAGAACAGGGCGTAGTCCGCCTCCTCGGTGTCCAACCGCAACGAGATGAAATCGTCCGACTGAGCTATGTCTCTGGATAGATACCCGGCGAAGCGTGCCTCATACAGAACTTGTCCTGCCAACCCGCTCACCAGCGCCGTTCTGAGATCGAGTGAGGCCGACTCGCCCGTGAACTCGAACGGCGCGTCGCTTGCGGTCTTTCTGGCGTCCCAGAAATCAGGAACAGCCACGAACTGTTCGACGAACTTGGCATTCAGCTCCGGGCTAGGCTCATCCAGGTTCGCGCGGCGCCGCAGCATAAAGTCAACATACAT